CAAACAGAATTCAAGAGTGGTAAGTATCAAGGACTTTCTACTGTTGAAGTGTTTGAGAGGTTTGCAGACATGAAAGAGAACCTTTTGCACATTAAAGACGTAGTGAAACAAGCTATTCAACATTCTATATACAGAGTGAGAAATAGTGGTAGAATATACGAGGGTGAATATGAGGTTGCTGTAGATGAAGAAGCCTTGATTAAATACTTGGCTGACGATGAACATCAAGATGATCTCATCACCCTTGAACAAAAATTAAAAGCTAAAAAACTGGCAGCTGTATGATTTCAGTAGATAGTTTATTGTACAAGATTGATCAAAGACTAAATAAACTATCGACCAATGATCATCAAGAGATTCAATTGGAGGATAAAATCCTTGCTTTGAATGAAGCTCAGTTGAAGTTAATTAAGCAGAAGGTTGATGGTTTTAGTACCATAAGTGGTATGGGACTTGATTCCTTCAAAAAGAGATATGAAGATTTGCAGAAACTTATTCAAAGCTATTCAAATCAATATCTTGTTCCTACAATAAGGGACAAACATCTTAATCAATGGGTGGTATATTTAGACGAACTATCTCCTAAATATATGTTCTATATTGACAGCTACATGTTAGCTGACAAAGGAGAATGTAAGAACAGGGTGATATGGATAAATAAGGAGCTTGCAAAACATGGTGACACAAGCTTGCTTTTGAATAATGATCATTACAAACCCTCATTTGAATATCAAGAGACATTTAATTACATCTCTTCTGATGAAATGAGTGTGTTTACAGATGGTACATTTGTTCCAAAAGAAGTGTATATAGCCTACATGCGCTATCCTATTTACATTGACAAAGAAGGATATGTAAAGTTTGATGGTAGTGATTCCATCAATCAAGACTGCGAACTTGAGGAATATTTAGAAGATGAACTTCTTGATCTCACTGTCCAAAACCTTGCAATGTACACCGAAAACCAATCTGCTGTACAATCTTCAGCAATGAGAATACAGACAAACGAATAAGCATTTTAACAATTTAAAATAAAACAAAATGGCAGATTTTTCTTTAACTACTGTCTTTGTAGTACCTGTAGGAAACAGCCTACCTAGCTCAGGTTCTACGCAGGATTTGGCTGCTGGACAGTTTGGTATTTTCAGAAGTGATTACTCCGTAGCTACGGCAGGTAACATCACTGGAAAGCCCTATTTCTACATTGCTCAAGGTAGGACAAACACATATCTCCAAGGCTCTAAAAGGTCTGACAAGATTGCTGGTTGTTCAGGTACTAACCCCGGTTGTCGCACTAATGTAACTGAGTGGTACAAAGTGGCAGGTTGCCCTACACCTGTAAATCAGGTGACTGATGTTAGTGGTTGGAGTGTTAAGTGTGGAGAGGTAGTAACCCTCACCCTCCGTGCACATTCTTCCTATCTGGACACTCTGTATTTCAATGGCTTCACTCGCTCAGTGACTGTTCAAGCTCCTTGCTGCGAGTGTGGTGGTGATACTTGCACTGATGTTGATGTTCCTGCTCTGATTGATGCTTTCATTCTAAAGCTCACTCAAGCAGCTCCGGGTAACAACCCTGACAATATCAATTTCAATGACTTCTATCAGTTCCAAAGAATTGGTAACAATGCAAGTGCTATTCTTCGCATCTCTGGTAAACCTCTTACTAGATATGGTCAGCCTTGCGATGTTGCTGCTTTCCCCTACGAGTATGACCGCATGTATTTCCGCACCTTTGTTTACAAAGGCCCGGCTACCACTGCTGACTTCATCGTAGCTGATGCTTGTGATATTGTAGCTAATGCTCAAGTTACCCAACGTGCTTCTTATGTTGCAGGTACTCCTGATGAAATTCGTCAGCTTGAGAAGAACTACTACAGCTATCAGGCAGGTTATCTGAAGCATCTCTACAGGATGGCAGGTTACAATGCTAACTTTGAATCTTGGGTGAGTGACGGTGTTACTTATGACACTTTCTACATCAAGTTCAATGACTACGACAGGTCTGCTTATCAGTGGGGTGATTACATTCAGGAAGATAGCATGGTGATCATTGCTACTCCCACTGCTCTCACCGCAGGTATTGAAGCAGTTCTTGAAGCAGCTCTTGGTACTGTAGATGCTGACAACGCTTGTCTCACCACTACGTCTACCACGACTACTGTATGGCCCACTACTTCAACGACTTCTACGCTTATTCCGTAAGACAGTCATAACATTAACCTAAGCCAGAGGGTAAGAGAGGACTTCTCAAATCCTCTGGCTTTTTTAATTGAATAACATGAGCTTAGATATATTAGTGGTTCCTACATATAGTACATACACAATGGCTGTGGTGGATGCTTCTGTATATTCTGTTCCTCCTGTTAGTCCAGAGATAGATATTACAGTTCCGGGATTTGACCCTGTCACTATTGTATTCTCTCCTAATCAGATCAATCTCTTTAATTCTACAAATCTTGAACTAACAGCTGTAGGTGTAGACACTTTACCTATTCCTGATGGTGTATACACCCTAACGTACAATACATCTACAGAATCTGTTACAAAGACAATAATGAGAGTGGATCAGTTGCAGGAGAAATTTGACAATGCTTTTATGAAGCTTGACATGATGGAATGTGATTTGGCTATCAAGAAGCAACAAAAGGTTGCATTGGACAGCATATACTATTTCATCCAAGGATCCATTGCAGCAGCTAATAACTGTGCAGTGGATACAGCAAATACGTTGTATGATCAGGCAGCAAGAATGTTAAGAAACTTCTCTTCTGATGGATGTGGATGTACAGGAAACAATTATACAATCACTGCATATTACAATTGTTAATTATGGCACGTTGTTCTAAATGTGGCATTAGTGTAGGATGTGGATGTCAGCTTATAAATGGACTATGCTCTGCTTGTAATGCTGCTATAAAACAAACAACAAACAGGATAAAAAATGTTATCTCCAAGGCTTACAAATTGTGTTGAGTGTGCTAGTATTCCTGCACTTCTCAATGATATTGACTGTAAACTCAGAGAGCTTGCTCAACGAGAATTCAACAATATCGTATTCTCTCTAAACAAGACAATTAAGGGAGACATTATTAAAGATTTGCTTAATTACAAGCGCATCCTTCTTTTTAAGTATTGTAATCCTGACTATGCATCTTGTTTCACAGTAAAACAGATTGCAAGCAAGGTGAAATTGTTAATTCATAAATAATCGTAAAATGTCCTGCTCAAACTGCTTCAATGGCTGTGCAGAGATAACATCTGACAAATGTGTGAAATACACAGGAGCAGATATTCCTGCACTTGGTATATCATATGGAGACACTCTTCTGCATGTAGAAGAGCAATTGGCAAAGTTTATTATTTCTACACTTGATGGCACTGGAATTGTAATTGATGTACCACAGAGTGTAATATGTGATCTTATTAAGAAACATCTTCCTACATGTCCTAGTTATCAGCTTGATGAACTCATCATTACACTGATTAAGGCTATTTGTGACCTTCAGACACAAGTGACAGCTATTAAGGCTGACATTACAGCTCTTAATGCTGATTATACAATTGGATGTCTTACAGGTGTCACTGCATCTTCTGATACCCATCAGATTGTACAAGCTATTATTACAAAGCTTTGTTCTCTTGACACAGGTCTTACAGCACTGATTCTCAATGTAAACACTAATTATGTAAAGATAGCTGACATTAATTCCTACATTGCTGCCTATCTTGCAACACTTGCTCCTGCTAACAAGGCTTACACCAAAATGGTTCCTTATGTAGCAATGCCTTATTTTGGACAATTGAGCAACTATCCTGCTACAGGAGATGCTCTTAGTCTCACAGGTGCAGGTATAGGATATTGGGAAAAAATCTACTTGTGTAATGGATTGAACTTCACTCCTGATCTTCGTGGTAGGTCTACAGTGGGTACAACTGATGGTACAATGGGTGGTCCCACAATGGACACTAATGTTATTCCTTCTGCATTTAATCCTAGTTATTCTTTAGGAACAAAGCAAGGAACCAATTCCATCAGTCTCACCACTGCTCAAATTCCTGCTCACAATCATAGTGCTGCAAATTCTGCTACAGGGATTACAAGAACAATCACTGGTACATCTTCTCAATCAGAAGCTCCTAATGGTTCACCTGTATATCCTACATTCAACTCTACACAAGGACTAGGCACTGCATTTACCAATCCCAGTGGTCTTACTGTCACTCTTACTGACCCTACACACACTCACACTATTTCTGACACAGGAGGAGGACAGCCTCACAGTAATAATCAACCAATGATGGGTGCTTACTACATTATGTACATCCCTTAAACACAATATGAAAAAGCTTTTACTTTTGTTGGTTTTGTAAAAGTTTTCCCCCGGTATTTCTATACTGGGGGTTTTTAATTATGTAGATTATAGTATATAATAAAGTTAGTTAAATTAATTTGGTTATATGGAAAACGTTTTATATCTTCACGCCAATTTTATTTTTTAAAAACTTCTAAATGTCTGATAATCAACATCTTTTAGAAAGTCTCAGAAAAATGATGGGCTGGAAGAAGTCAAAATCATTTTATGCTGATAAACTCGGCATCTCTGAGAAGGAGATTAAAAGACTAATGAAGCAATTACAAGAAAGCGAAGACATAAGAAAAGACGCAGAAGTTGCTGCATATGTAGGAGAACTTGAAGATGTCATTCTGAAGTTTGAAGAAGACTTGAAGAAAGGTACAGGAGAAGTGGTTCTCAAATGCAATAATGAAATCAGAACACTTGATGAGCTGATTGAGAAATGTAAAATAGACACTTCTAAATGGGAGATTGCTAAATATGTTCAGAACTACTGGGGAAACAGCAGCAGTCCTCATTGGCAAGTGAAAGCTTGGTTGACAAAGAAAACAGAAGAAAACATTTACCAAGAATCATTCATCGACTTTCTCAAGAATTACACTCCTAACAAACCTTCTGTACAAGCTCCTATTAGAAGAGAATTCTTTGAAAATGATGTATGTCTTGTAATCAACAAACAAGATGCTCATTACAATAAGTTTGACGTAGATGGCGACAATTCAATTGCTGATAGATTTAGGAGAGTGGATTTAAAACTTACCACAATCATTAACCAAGCTGCAATTGCAGGATATTTAGCAAAGTCTATTTACATCATAGGATCTGATGAGTTTAATAGTGAGTTTACAAACACCACTACTAAAGGCACTCCTCAAGATAACATTCTGACATATCATCAATCATTTGAATTGATATGTCATCATGAAACATGGATGATTGACAAGCTGTTAGAAATGTCTCAAGTGGTGGATGTGATTTATATTCCCGGAAACCATGATGAATATGTAGGATGGCATTTGATAAGTTGGCTTGAGGCATATTACAGAGATGAGCCAAGAGTGATGTTTGATACATCTCCTGCTTACAGAAAGTATGTAAGCTATGGAAATACAGCAATGATGTTCAATCATGGGGATGTAATGAAAGCTCAAACATTGGCAACAGTGTTTCCAATGGAATATAAAGATGAATGGTCAGACCATGAATATTTCTATGTATTCACAGGAGACAGACATCATGAGGTTACACAGTCAATTAACGGTATTAAGTTTTATCAAATTCCTGCATTCTCAAATGCAAAGAGCAGTTGGGACAGCAGAAAAGGATATACATGTGTGAAAGGTGAAGTGACAGCATTCCTTATTGATGAAATAGATGGAATGACAAACATATACAAACAGTATTTATAATGGCTACGCTCAGAAAATTGGTAAGTGATGTGAGAAGCATGCACAAGCTTCTCTCTACTGATAGCTTAATCACAGACAGAACTATTGCTTCTGAGATTAAGAACAGCACTCTCTTGCTTGTCAAGAGGGAAACCAATCTGAGAAAGCTTTGGGCTACGTCCACCATCTTCACCACTATTCCTTGTTTAGAGCTTGAAGAAGTGCCTATTTCTGAATGCTGTGAGTATGTAGATGAATGTAGAATTGCAAGAACAAAATTCAAACTCCCTAGAATAGCAGAAGGTAATTACCAATATCTAATTCAGGGAGTTTATTCAATTAATGCAATGGGTGGAACAGGAAAGAAACTCAAGGAGATTACAGTGAATAGATATGTCAATCTCCTTAAACTTCCTGTAATCAAGAACGAAACCTATTACTGGATAATGAATGGGTATTTGTATGTAACTAATCCTCTGCTGAGAGCTATAAGGATTGCTGCATACTTTGAGCAGGATGTGCCCAATGAAATTCTCTATCCTGAGAATTGCAGCTGCTCTCAAAATGTTGATGTTACAGAGAAGTGTAAAAACCCTCTTGATAAAGAATATGCATGTCCGGGATATTTGGAGAAGCAGGTGTTGGAGCTTGTATCACAGAAGCTTCTTAACACCTACTTCAGAGTGAAGGAAGATATGACACAAAATAATCTAGATGGTCAGGCTGCAAATGCACCTAATGGAAGTTGATTATGCCGAGGAGAGCGATAGAATTTAGAACAGCAAGCAGAGAGAACTATAACGACTTTTGTAAGAAACATCCTTCTATATCTCTTACATTTGACGAGTGGAGAAACATTCTCTACTCATTTAACGACAGTTTCAGAAACTACATACTTGAAACTGGAGAAAGAGCAAAGCTTCCCTACGGACTTGGAGAGTTTACCATCAACAAAAAGAAGAGAAGAAAGATGAAAGGTCCTAATGACGAATTCATCAATCTTGCTGTTGATTGGAAAAAGACCAAAGAGAAAGGGAAGATCATTTACAACTTCAACTATCATACAGAGGGCTATTTCTTTGGTTGGGTGTGGTTTAAAGAATCAACCAGATTCAAGCATAGTGACCTTTGGTATTTCAAGCCTACAAGAGTGACATCAAGACTCTTAGCTCATTACATCCAAACCAACGATAAATACCAACACATTTATCGCACTTGGAAAATCTAAAACATGTCATACTATTTTAAATATGATTTCATCAGTCCTGAGATGGTGTATTCCACTGTCAAGGAAGAGCTTAAAAGCTACTTTGACACAGGAGCTGTTGATGATTTAATGTTCCCCACCTATCTTGACAAATGTCTGAGAAAGTTGGGAAGAACCACTTATGTCATCTCTGAAACACCTCTTGAGATTCAAGACTTTGAGGCAAGGCTTCCTGATAACTTTTATGCTGTAAGAGAAGCATGGATGTGTACAGAGATTCCTCAATATCCCTATCAGACAGCTAACTCATTCTATTCTCAAGCAGCAACAGAGAACACCATTCAGGTGAGTCCTGTCATTTCAAATGGCGTTCCTTGTACATCTAATTGTCCTCCTGATAATTGTACATGTATGCCTGATTTAATTCAGGCTGTATATAAGACCAATCATCAAATGACAAGATCATATAAGAAGTCATATTTGCTTAAGCCGGGAAACATTTCTGCAAGGAATAAGTGTGATGTGGATTATACAGATGCATGGAGATTCACACCTACAAATCCTCTATTACATGAATTTACCCCCGGAAGTGCAGGATATGATAGCTTTGACATTAGAGACAATAAGTTTGTAACCAATTTCAGAAATGGAATTGTACATCTTATTTTCTATGCTTATGAGTTTGATGGAAGTGGTAATCAAATGGTTCCTGACAACTTCCGTATAAGAGAATACATTGAAGCATTCATCAAATACAAAGTGTTTGAAACACTTGCTAATCAGATAAATGATGAAACCTTTGACCAACTTCAGAAGAAGCTTGGATATTACAAGCAGCTTTCTGAAGAGGCATTCATCATGGCTGATATTGAGATTAAGAAGCAAGATGTTTGGGCTAAACAGAGAAGAATCAAACAAGACCTCAACAGGTTTAACATGTACGAACTTCCTAACAGAGTTTCTAGAAATTGGCGTAGAAATAACTAACAATGGCTGACGAACAACAATCAAACATAAGGCAGGAAAATAACGCTGCTGTTTCTGGTCTTAATATGGACCAAACCCTTAATCAGGTTAAGAAGGGACAGCTCACTTATGCCCTTAATGCAGCGGTTGAGAATTTCGATGCTAATGGTGTTAATTATCAGAATGAACCTGCTAATGAGCTTTGTGTCAATTTCCCTGATGGATTTATTCTGATAGGTACGCATTTCATAAATGAAAAGAACAAACACATATTCTTTCTCATTCATCCTGAAACAGGAGAAAGTGAGATTGGGTATATGGATAATAATGACTGCATTTACAAAACATACATAAATGCAGAATGTCTTAATTTCAACATCAATCATCCTATACACAAGAGTGTACACAAGATAACCAATTGTACAACAGAGATATATTGGACAGATGGACTCAATCCTCGTAGATATCTTGACATAGATGATTTGTCAAGTGTTAAGAAGATTAGACCGGGGACAAATGTTTGTGATAATGAGACAATAGATGAGATTGATTGTAACAAGCTCAACGTACAGCCTGACTTTGCAATTCCTTCTTTGAATGTAAGAGAGGTGACAAATATAGGAAACCTGATTGCAGGAACCTATCAGTTTACAATTCAGTATTGTGATGCTTCAGGTAATGGGTACACTTCCTACTACTCTGTAACCAATCCTACACCTATTGCAAATCCTGATATTGTCACTCCTGATCTCAACTATCCTGTAGGAAGAGCCATCATTTTAGACATTAATGACATAGACATTACAGGGTATTTTCAGTATTTCAACCTTGCTGTAATCAAGACTATTAACAATGAAACTTCTGTACAGCTTGTAGGAACATATTTCATTGATGACAGTACAAGGTCTATTACATATACAGGGCAGAATCAAGCACAAATTAATCTCACCCTCAACGATATATTTGAAAGGTTTCCTTATTATGAGATTGCACAAGACCTTACAGCTGTGCAAGATGTTCTTGTATGGGACAACCTTACATCTATTGATAGAATCAATTATCAAAAGATTGCCAATCAAATTGACCTAAACTGGCAAACATATAAACTCCCTGCTGATGAGGATTATTCAGATGAACTGAATGCCACAAATCTGAGAGGGTATATGAGAGATGAGGTGTATGCTTTTGAAATTGTATTCCTTCTCAAGAATGGTAAACAAACAGATGGATTTCACATCCCCAGTAGAGCAAAGAATTCTAACGAATATACAAAACCTGATGTTCCTGACACCAACCCTGACTTTATTGGCACTCCTGATTATACATCAGGTGGTGTAGGATTTGCTCCTTATTGGAAGATATATAACACTGCTTCTGTAACAGGAGCAGCTTCAGGACCCAATATCAATAGTGCCACTCCTCATGAATATGGAGAGTTTGCATATTGGGAATCTACTGACCTCTATCCTTGTAATGAAGATGTGTGGGGAGAACTTGCAAACACTCCTATCAGACACCATAAGTTTCCTGATGTAAGAGTGAGTCCTATATTTGAGAGTGGGTCATATACAATTGCTCCAAACATTTCTGTTGTAATGCAAGACAGAAGTGTGTTCCCAATAGGTGTAAAGATTGATGTAAGTCAAGTGCTTTCACTAATTGGTACATCAGACCTCACTTCTCAAGAGAAGAACAATATTGCAGGATTCAAGATAGTGAGAGGTGACAGGTCTACAAATAAGTCTGTTATTGCTAAAGGTATTCTCAGAAATGTAGGAAAATATGAGAGAGAAGGAACAGAATATTTCTTCCCCAACTATCCTTACAATGACTTGAGAGAAGACCCATTCCTTCTTGAAAAGAGCAATGCTTTCAATTTAGAATGTCTTACATTTAGATTTATATGTGGAACATCAGGCTTATATGAATACACAGATTGTTTCACTGGAGAAACAGCGAGTGCTCAAATGCTTACAGGTGTCACTTATGAAGTGTGTTCTATTACAAAGCCTACAGCTCTTGAAGGAACATTCTCATCTGCTCCCATTCCTGTTAAATATGACACATATTATGTATCATGTGATGGCATCATTGCTACTTTCTCATATACAGATATAAATGGAACTGTACAATCTTTTACACTTGGTACAAGACAGAATAGAACTCTTCAAGTACAACTTGGCACTGTCCCTTCTGTAGGATTTCATATTGGAGGATATACAATAAGACAACTTTCTGACGGTACTGTAGGAGGAAATAATTTCTGTCTTCCTCCTCAACTTAATGCTTTCAAAGACGATGACTATAAATACAGAAATGTATTTAATTCTCCTGATACATCATTTGGTTCCCCTTTCCTTGGAGATATTTTGAAGATTGAGAATGTAGTATTTGGTGCAGGAAGAGGTCATCATGTACAGGTGAGAGAACATGCTCTTTATAAACTTCTTTCTTACGAAGCACAATATGATGCTTTGATATCAAGTGAAGATGTTAGTGGTGGAGACCCTACAGCAATGTTCACTGCATATCAAGCCTATCTTACAACATTTATTAATGGAATAACAAGAAGAAACTATGCCTATTCCTTTAATACAATTGCAAGCTATGACTACTATGCAAATGTAGACAACGATCTTGGTATAAAGCAAAGGTCTCTTGACATTGCTCAATATCTGTTCCCCGGTGTACAGAATGTAAGAGACACTCATGATATAAATAACTTTAGCAGAGAGTCTTCTGTATATCTGAGAACAGATGTAAACAAGACATTTCTTCCTGCTCCTTCTCAAACTCCCAATCTTTTATTTGGTACATCTCCTATAATTAGTGATGAATCAAGATATACATTGTCTGACAGGTCATTATGTTCTACACCTGAGCAACTTAGTGACATTAAGACAGTTTCATACTATGCATCTATAAAATCAATATTTCCTAATCAGTGGGGGCAAATGTACTCCTACCAGACAATTGACACTGGATATCAAGTTAATTTAAACAATACTTCTTCCACTACAATATTTGGTGGGGACACATTTATTAATAAGTTTGCATTTAAGACAAAGCTCCCTTTCTTCATTGATGATAGGGTGGGAGCTCCTGATGATAGTGATGTATTCTATGATGAAATAGGAAATATTGCCTATCCTAAATATTGGTTTTCTTCAAGATCAATTCTTTATGATTTTAATCCAACAACTGTTGGTCTTAATGAGTTAAGGAATATTATATCCATCAAAGCTCACAACTTTGATTGTCCTAATAGTCAGTTTCCTCCTTCTACAGCATCAGAACCTAATCCGGGAAGGACTTTCTATGATGGAAAAATGTATCTGTATGCTTATGGTATTCCTTATTTCTATTGTGAGTCTACGGTAAATGTTGACCTTAGACAAGCATTTAATAATAGAGAAGGAGACTTTTGGCCTCGCGTGAGCTCAGGTGTACCTGATGATTGGTTACAACAATCGAATGTTCCCATTGCTCTTGATAACACTTATTATTACAATGTAGGATTCTCTAAACAGAATGAGGAAACATTCTTCTCCCATCTCCCTGTAGATTGGGTGGAGCAATTGTGCTACACTAATTTTCCTTTTAGAGCTATTTATTCTGACAGACAACAAAGTTTCTCTGATAACAGGATTAATAGTTGGTTGATATATAGACCAATTAGTTTCTTTGATTTCCCTCAGAACTATGGAAAGCTGACATCTCTTGATGGTATTCAAAACAGAGCTATTCTTGCGAGATTTGAAAACAAGTCTTTGCTGTACAACACTCTTCTCACTGTTGAAACAAGCAATCCTCAAGCTGCCTACCTTGGTAATGATACATTATTCAGAAGCAGTCCTCCTGTTGATTTTGCAGAAACTGATTTGGGATATGTAGGAAGTCAACACAAAATGCTTCTGAAGATACCTCAAGGACAAGTGACAATTGATGCTAAGAGGGGTCAGATATTCTTGATATCAGGTACAGCTATTGAAGAACTTACAGGATTTGGAAGTGGTGTCAACAGGTTTATGACAGACCACTTAGCATTTGAAATCCTCAGGTATTTCCCTGATGTAAATGTAGACAATCACTTTAACGGTGTAGGACTACATGGTGTATTTGACAGCAAATATGACAGAATCATAATCACAAAACTTGATTACATTCCTCTGTCAAAAGATATAAAATATGATGCTAGCTCTGAAGAGTTCTATATTCAGAATGGCTCTTTGAGAAAGATTGTAAATCTCACAGACCTTGATTATTTCTGTAACAAGTCTTGGACAATTTCATTCAACTTCAACACAAAGAGTTGGATAAGTTTCCATAGCTATATTCCTAATTGGTACATAGGAGAAAACAATTTCTTCTATTCTGGTATTAATGAAAGTTGTGATATTGATTTGGTGGTGGCTAAACAACCTCCTATTACATCAACGTCTACAACAACCATCTATATTCCTAATTGTCTGCTTGGTGGTCAAGCAAGAGCAGCAAATTGTTCTCTTGGTGGTTCTGCAATATATGTTCCTTCTACCACTACGTCTACAACTTCCTCTACGTCTTCTTCATCTACAAGCAGTACATCAACATCTAGTACAAGCTCAACAAGCACATCTTCTACATCAAGCTCAACTACATCCACTACCACTACACTTGCTCTACCATGTGAATGTCACATAGGAACAATTGCATCCACTGGTACATATAGCTACTATGAGTGTGATGGAACATTTGTAACAGGAAGTGGTTCTCTTGGTAATGTAATATGTTTTGATGTAAACAAACCGCATACAAGAATTAGTGATGAAGGTCCTACAGAGATATGCTCTTGTTATACGCCTTCAACAACCACATCTACATCTTCTTCAACATCTTCCACATCAACATCTTCCACATCAACATCTTCCACTAGCTCTACATCTACATCTTCCACTTCTACAAGCACAACATCTTCTACGTCAACAAGTACATCTACAAGTAGTTCCACAACGTCCACCACAACCACTGTCTTGGATTGTAAGTGCTTCACATTTGAAAACACTACAGCATCACCAATATCAATATCTCTGAGATATTGTGGTGACAGCTTCTACACTGCATATGATATTGGCGCAGGTGAAGTGTATAATGCTTGTTTGAATGCTACATCTCCTTACATATTTGTAGCAGGGGTGAATGTTTATAATTGTGGAGTGCCTTGTACATCAAGTGGTACATGTACATCTTGCCTACCCACCACCACTACATCTACATCCTCTAGTACATCAAGTAGTACATCAACAAGTAGTACATCAACTACACTAAATCCGGGTTGTGTGTGTTATAAACTTGAGAATCCGGGAGGAGGAAGTGAGTTCTTGTATGTACCATGTGGATCAATTGACTACGTTGCATATCTATTCAATGAAACAGAGATTGCATATGTGTGTTCTAATTCTTCTTATCCTCCTATTCCGGGAAGTAATGTTACAGTTAGTTCTTGTGGAACAAATTGTAATGATAACAATAACTGCACAGAATGTATTCCAACAACATCTACAACAACAACAATACCATAATAAATGGCACAAACAGTATTGATAACATTAACAATAGCAGGAACAGATACAGGTCCTTTTGATCTGTATTCTGATGCTGATGGATATACATCTCCTTTTGCAATTAACATTTCAAAAGCTGCATTGACAGCAGGATATACATCATATGCTGTTCCTAATGCTGCAACATTGATAAAGATAGTATCAAAGGGAACATGTACAAATTCTATAACACTTCCTATTGTAGGTACATCTGCCACAACATCTACAACAAGTAGTAGTAGTACAAGTAGTACAAGCTCTAGTAGCACATCTTCTACATCTTCTACATCTACTACATCAAGGCTTGCGTGTGTTCAACAAGTATTCTTTAATGTAACACAAGCTGGTATTGTAAGATATACAGCTTGTTGTGGAGGAACTTTGGTGGAGCTTGGAGTGGAAATAGGATATCAATCAATTGATACATGTCTTATTCTTAATTCATTAATTGCAGCTCCGGGTGAATCTGGTGCTGTAATATCTGAAATCACTTATAGTGCTGCAAGTTGTACATGTCCTTAATGAATAAGAAATGACTATCACATTAAAACTTAAGAAGGCAGGAAATAGAACAAGTGTGTTCTCCATATCAGACGATTTGGGGAATACACTTGCTTCTGATGTAACAAGACAACAATTGATTGATGGACTATCATTCAGTGTGAGTGATGCTGTCAATGTTATTATTGTCACTTCCACTGGAACTAAGTGTTGTGGTAAGTCATGGATGTTTCCCATAGAGCAACTGACAATGCAACAACTTGCAAGTATTCAGTTCAAGTTTCATAATACAGGGTCTATTTGGAGACATCTTACAAACCCCACCATCTATAACAACTTCTACGGATGTGTCAATCCTTACATCATTGAATATCCTTTTGCATATCAATATCATGATGAAATTCTTCAGAATGTAAAAGACTACACGAAAGTGTATCAATACCTTCCTAGTGTACTTGGTGTATTTGATGACAGCAGGAAAGTGGAAACAGATGAATACTATTTCAACAAAGCTGTTTTGTATAATGGACAACAAAGCTCAGGTGTTCTCAAGCTTGCTCCTAAACCAAAAAGGAATCTGCAAGACTACATGAAATATCCTATATACGAGAATGACAGCAAAACAATAACTTTCACCAAGTCAGACAATTTCTATCAATACAACACTTTCTGGTCTCTTATAAAGAACAAATCAATTCCTCTTTTCACAACCACATGTGAATCAATGTCCATAGACAAGATTGTCAATCAAGTTAATATGGACTATTCCAAGAGATCATTTAAGAAAGAACCTCTCAGAGCCAAAGAATTAAAGGTGAGACATATTCTTGACAATCGCTCTGACATCCATCTCACATCACAATTTATTTACGCACCTGCTCAAATATCTTACAAATAATGGCAAAGAATAAAAAGAAGCAACAAGGAGGTTCTGTAGAATCTTACATGGGAGGACTTACAGACAAAGGCTTCAATTATAATGGAGCATGGGGAGGAACAATGCAAATGGGAGGAATGCTTCCCGGAAACACAGGAAATATGTACAGTAGAAATGGAGCTCCTAGTAATGGGAAATACGCAAAGAAGACAAAAGCTAGTGCAGAAGAAGGAATGGAAATCCTTCCTGATCCCACAGATCCTGATAGGAAATATAAACTCAGTGCAACAATAGCAAGTGCTAAAGATATTCTCAATCCTCTACTGAGAGCAAAAGATCCTGCTAAATATGATGCATGGACTAAAGGTAGGGTGGCAGCTCTTCGTGAAAAAGGAATGCCTGCCATGAGAGAATACATGGAACAAAATCCCATCAGCATCTATCTATCTCCTCAAGAAGTTAAAACTGCTCTCTCTAAACAAAGAGAAGGATTTTATGAAGACTACATAGGAGCTATTCGTGGACTAAGAGATTATGAATCAGAAATAGGCACTCCTATGAGAGAAACTCTCTATGGAGGAAAAGAAGGACAAGGTGAATTGGAGAATTTGAATTATGGATGGAGATTTGCCACTCTTCCTGTTAATTTGTCAAAACAAGCTACCACTACTAGTGGTAAACCCATTCCTGAAGATAGTTTTACATATTCTTACGATGCTACAAAGGATGAATATAAAAAAACTCCCTATTATAAGAATGGTGGAAAAATGATGTCCTACTATCAAGCAGGACTTGACTTTGAGCCTAAGACTATTAGTAAGAAAGGAACTAAAATAAAGAAGGACAACGATGGCTATTGGAATCCAGAGAACTGGGGAAAGCCTGTAGAAATAGACAGCAATGAAATAACAATGGAAGGGGTGTATGAGCCTCTCCTTGGCATTTCTGATACAGGGGATGTACAAATGATGTATCCCGGAGAAGATTATGAATTTGATGGAGAGTCTGTTACAGAATACCCTGTTGCTCAAGCAGGAAGAAACATTAATCAACTTGATGAAGCTCCTCTTCAAAAATTAGATGACTTGTTAAATTTTACAAATATGGGAAAGAAAAGAAATATCAAGAAAGGACAAATGGGAATTGCCTCTGTAACCCCCACCACACTTGATTTGTCAATGAATGCTGCAATGGCAACAGCTCCTAAAAAACTTCCCACAACGCCTCCATCTTTCTCAGATCAAGTTCCTCAACAATATTCTCCTTCTCCGTATGCAACAAATACACTACAAGGATTTGATGCAGGATCACTTGGAAGTAGTCCTCTTGCCAAAACTGTTCAAAATGTGCAAAGAGTAGTAAAAGCTCTTGAAGAAAGAAAGAAAGCAAAGGTGTTCAAGAATGTTAGTGAGATTGTAAAAGAGGCTGCAACATCTAAGCCTGATATGCCAAAAAGAAAGTATGTACGTCCTGAAGATAATCTTCTCTCTCCTGATCAATCTAGCTTTCAATCATTTGGTACAGGATATGATATTCTAGGAATGGCTAGAGAAGGGATGCAAATAGGAGGTAATCTCACGGAGATACAGAATATGTATAATCCGGGCACTCTTTATGATGGTCTTGGATATGAACCTTTAGAAGATTCACAAATGAAGCAATATAAGAAAGGAGGAAGACTTCCTCATGCTCAAACAGGAATGGAAATGCAAGCAGCAATGCAAGTGATGGACTTGGGATTAGGTTTACAAGGAGCTATTCCTGAAGCAATCATCAATAGAAAAACTAAGAAATGGACAGAAGAAGGAATGCAGAATATGCAACAAGGAGCATATAATCAATCCTTGGCTAATCAATTTGGTTCATTTATGAAAGATGGTGGATGGGTGAGCAATGATTGGCAACCACAAGTGATTACAAAGTTTGGTGAACATTCAATGGACCAACTTCTCAGTCCTCCTAATGATGCAGAAATGCTTAGAGCTGGAGGCAATGTAAGAAACATGAGAGCTAATTATATGGGAGATGATGAACGTCTCTCTATGATGGCAATGGGTGGCAATCTCCAAACACATTGGGGTGGAAAGGGTGAAGTGATGTCTTACAATCCCTATTCACCCGGAAGTGGTGAAACTGTAATGCTTAGAGGACAGTCTCACGAAGAAACTGATGGCAGAGGTAATTCAGGCATAGGAATGAGCTATGGTGGAAACATGGTGGAAGCTGAAAGAGGTGAACCTGTTGCTGAAATGCAAGAAGGAGGAGCAGTTGGTGATACATCTGCTGTAGTGTTTGGCAATATGATGATTCCTTCTTACGGTGTTTCTGAACTTGGTGATGATAAATCAAAGGGTAGGAAGTTCAAATCTTATGCTGCTGATTTGTCAAAGAATGAAGCCAAGCAAAATAAACTCGTTGACAAAGCCACTAAACTGATTGATGATACAGATGCAGATAGTCCTTTTGATCTACTCAAACTAAATGCAGGAATGGCTATGCTTACAGGAGCAGATATGAAACTTAAAGAATTAGCTAACAAGAAAAAGACACTGGCAGGTATACAGAATGCAATTCTTGATACAGCAGAAGAAATGGGATTAGAATCTGATGCTCTTGCAAGAGGTAAATTCATGCAAGCTAAAAAAGGAGCTAAGATTCCTAAAGGTCAATCAGGAATATATACTCCCACTGCTCAATCTTTAATTGATAAACTGAAAGTAATCGAAGCACAGAAAAATAAACCAGCAACTCCACCACTTTATATTCCCACTGTTACAAATCTAAATAACAGATTATCTCAAGAAGATCAAGTTGGAAGATATGCTCCTCTTCCTGATGTAGTTGTAACAGGTAAGAAAAAGAATGTTCCTGCTTCTGCTCCCAAAACTAATAAACAAACATCTTCTAGTAAACAGGCAACATCTAAAAAGAGTGGTCCTGCATCTGTTGTTCCTACAAGAGAAATGGCTACTATAGATGATGCATCATATCTTGATGCTCTTTCTCCAATTGCAAATGCACCAAGTACATTGTCAGTTCCCGATGAAAATAGATTTAACTTTTACAGTCCTAATCAGGAGGAAAAAGAAAAAAAACAAGGGTTCTTAGATAAATACGGAGATTACATAGGAGCAGGATATAATGAACTTTTACCCTACATCAGACCCACTAACAAACTTCCTCTTGATCCCTCTCAGTTTATGGGAGAACAATTGGCACTAGCAACAAACACTCTTGAACCTGTACAAGCACAAACATTCAAACCAATGCTTGAGACAAGAGCTCCTAAAATGTCTGCTCAAGAAGCATTAAATAAGAATCAAGCTGATTTCAATGCCCTTGCTAGACAAATTGGAAACAATCCTGCTGCTCTGTCAATGCTTGCTGCACAGAAACAAGCTGCTGATAGACAAACAATTGCACAAGTGGAAGCTACAAATATTCAACAAGAGATGGCTACCAACAATAGGAACATTGCAATGCTTAATGATGCTAGCTTGAAAAACCTTGCTATACTAGATACACAATATCAAAGACAAGCAGGAGCTAAAGCTAATACGAAAACACAAGCTCAAGTGGCCCTTAATTCAATTGCCTCTAAGATTGGACAGAACAAATTGGAGAACTTCCAATCTGGTGTTATGCAGAATATGTACAATTACAGATTTGGTCCTCAAGGCAGAATCATCAATTACAATCCTTTGGCTCAATTCAACATTCCTACAGTGGGAGAGATTGATGAAGAGTCAGCAAAAGCAATTGAAAAGAAGACAGGTAAGAAGCCTGTTAAGAAAAATGGTTCAATTGTAAAAGCCATTAAAAATTTGTAATCCTTTCGGTTACAGTAAATTACTCTAAATCGTTAGAGGTGTTGGTGTATTTAATATTATAAATTACATTTGCTAATTCAATCATCATGGCATCTTTTGCAGACAGCATATCACAATTTAATCCTTACATTCAGCAACTTCCTGTTGAAGCAATGACCCAAGTGGGCATGTATAAACAGCAGAAGTATGACGAAGGTGTGCAAAAAATCCAAGGCTATATTGATAGCATAGCCGGATTGGATATTGTAAGAGATATTGACAAAGCATATCTCCAAGGAAAAGTTAATGAACTTGGATCAAAGTTGAAAAGTGTAGCTGCAGGAGACTTCTCCAACTACCAACTTGTCAATTCTGTTGGAGGTATGGCTACACAAATAGCCAAAGATCCCTATGTTCAAAATGCTGTATCTTCTACCAACTGGTATAGAAAACAGACAGAAAAGATACAAAAAGAAATAGAAGAAGGAAAGTCTAGTCCTGATAACATATTCAAGTTTCAAAAACAAGCTAATAACTGGATGTCTTCAACGGAACTTGGAAAAAAGTTTTCTGACTCTTACATCCCTTTCTTTGACATATTTAAATTTGCAAAGGAAACATTTGACGAAGTGTTGCCAGATGGATATTCTTTTGATCAAATTTATCAAATGGGAGCAGACGGAAAACCTATTACTAGAGAAGTTGTAGGTAAAAATGGAAAGAAAGAAAAAGTTCTTGTCTATTCTACAACAATGACAAGATTAGAAAAAGAAGGAAGGTTTCCAAAAAAGGTTCAAGAGACAATATCTCAAATATTTTCAGATCCTAGAGTGAGTCGTCAACTTGGCATTACTGGAGAATACAATTACAGAAACTATGATGAGAGAATGCTTGCAGAAAAAGTTAATAGTCAAAAAGAATCTCTTTTAGAAACATATGAAGAGAAACTTGCCGACCTGAATATAGAAAAAAACTCAGTGACAAGTGCCGAAGGAAAAAAAGCAATACAAGATCAAATAGATGCTATTTCACAAAGAATGACAACTATAAATGAGAATTATAATGCATATGCAAAACTTGCAAATGAAAATCCAGATACAGTAAGAGGGAAACTTTATGAAGATGATGTCTTTTCTAGATATTCAACAATGTTTGGAAAAGTTGTAAGTAAACAACAAATTCTTGAAAACCCTGCTTGGCGAGCTGAGTTTGAAGTTCAGAAGGAAGCAAATGCACAAAGTAGATGGGCTCAAACTGAAGCAAGAGAAAGACAAGAGTTTAGAGATGACATGGATTATAAAAAGAAAGCACTTTCTCAAGCTTGGGACATAGCTATTCTAAATGCTTCCACTAGAGGAGGTAAAAGAGGAAAAGGTAATAATGGACTTGGTACTCCCGAAGACCTTTTTGATTTTACTCAAGGAAATCAATTTTCTGACACCGACGTAATATATTTAGAAGACAGAGATTATCGAAATGCTGCTGAAGATTACAACAGAAATTCTGTAGACTTAGTTTGGAATGCAGGATTTCAAGATATTCCGGGAAACAAAAAAATATTTGATAATTTAGTAAAGAGTGGAAAAAGTCCTGAAGAAGCAAAATATACAATACTTAAACAACTTGCTGATAAAAGAAAAATTCCTCTTGAGGAATTTTTAACTCAGTATAATAATAAAGTAATAACAACATATAACAATCTAACTCCTGAACAAAAACAAAAGAATCCTATACTAGAAACCCAGTATAAAAATTTTAAACAATCTTTAAGAAACTTTGAAGGACAAAGAGTTATTAGAAAACAAATCGATGACCAACAAGAAGCTCTTTTTGGAAAAGATGTTTCTAGACAAACAGCTCTTGTAGATATAAAAGATCAAAAAATAACATTTAGAGGAAAAGAGTACGAACTATCAAAAGATGATGTATACGATCTTGCTGTATATCTAAAAGGCAATCTTAGCGTATTAGGTACAATGGCAGGAGCTACAGATGAAGGAGTAAGAAGAGCTGCTAATTCTGCTGCTGCAAGATTAAAACTAAGAGGAAAAGAAGAATTGTTAACAGGTATACTTGATGAAAATATTGATAAAAGAGCATATAAAGGAGGTCCCATTACTTTTGTTTATGATGTAGTCAGAGGTCTTGCAGGTGTAAAAGATGTATATAGGCAATTCAGATATGGTAATGATACAATGAATCCTTTTCAACAAGTCGAAAAAGTATTTAATGTAATTGATAATGAAAATTTTGCAGGAGCTATAAAAGGAAGAGCTGAGGTAATTAGAAGAAATTATAATATTCAACCAAATCTTAAAGCTCCTTTATTTACAGGAGATAGTGATACTGATAAAGAACTTTTGTATGGTGTGAAAGGAATGGTTGGTGGATATAGTACAGCTAGTGGTGGAAGAATAAATGAATCAGGAGATTTTAAAGAATTTGCAAAAGCAGTTAATGCAAAAAGTGATCCTTCTAACTTGGCTCTTAATGTTCAACCAACAATAGGTACAGATGGACAAGTAAAAGTAGAAGTTGTAGCTTATGATGGTGATAAAAGAATTGGAGGAATGATTGTTCAACCTGATGAAGCAAAGACAATGGGAATAGACATAAATACATTGTATGAATCAAAAGAACTGTCAATACTTAGAAATACTATAAAGTATAATGGAGGAAAATCGTCTAATGGAAATCCTTCAGAAACTTCTACATATATACAAGGAGATTCTTGGTTTGATGATAATGATTTTACTCAACTTAAAAACTCTGGCTTTTCTGCAAAAGGAAATATAGTGCTACAAAATGGTTTATATTTTCCATATATTTATGTTACTGATGGACAAGTTGAAAAAGTTAGAAATCTTCCCGGAAGTCCAAGTTTAGGAGCAGCAACATCTGCCTTAACACAAGTGAGTCCCATGTTTGTTAAAAGCATTTTAATTGAAAAATGACATGCCAGAAAATAACGAAAATCTGATAAACAGACCAGCAATAGCAGAAGGATTACCTAAAACTCCAATTGTACCTTTCTTTCCTTCTCAAGGATATTCAGATAATGCCGCTTCTGCAGGAATGTCTGTAAATGATTATTTTTCTGCAAAGCTTGCAGCAGCCAAACCTACAGGAGTAGAAAATATTCCTTTGTCTTCATTTTACATTGGTGATAGATATCCTGAAACAAGACCGGGAACTGACTATGAAGAAATGGCTGGTCAGCAACAGTCTGCTTTAGATAAATTAGGAAACGGTATTATAAAAATGGCTGGCACAGCTACCAATTCTTTTGCATCTGGTACTGTAGGGCTTTTGTATGGAATAGGAGCATCTATACTAGAACAACGACTTGCATCACTTATTGATAACGATGTAACAAGACAGATGGATGAGGCTTCCAAACGAATGGAAGATGCTCTTCCAAATTATTATACAAAGGCAGAGCAAAATGCAGAATGGTATTCTACAGACAACATTCTCACTGCAAATTTTTGGTCTGATAAAATAATTAAAAATATTGGTTTTTCAATTGGTGCATTAGGTGGCGGTGTTGCTTGGTCTTCTTTATTTAGAAGCATCGGACTAACTAATAAGTTGGTACAAATGGGTGTAGGAATGGAAGCTGCCACTGCGATTGAAGGAGCAATGACAGCATCTCCAAACTTACAAAAGTATAGTGCAATTGAAGGAGCTCTAACATCTCTTTCACAAAAATATATAAAAACTCCAGCAGCTGCAATTCTTAAAAACTCTGATAGGATATTAACATCTACAATGGGAACCTTTGGCGAGGCTTCTATTGAAGGGTTACAAAATATGAATGAGTTTAAAGATAAAGCAATTGAAGAATATAAAAATCTTTATGGAAAGACTCCCACTGGAAAAGATCTAGATGATATAAAAGATTCTGCTGAGAAAATAGGAATGTACACTTGGGGATTCAACAGCATTCTTCTTTCTCTTACAAACTATGTTCAGCTTCCTAAAATATTAGGTTCTTCAAAAAGAGCTGATAAAGCAATGATTGATAAAATTGCTCAAGAAGGAGTTGGGGAAGATTTTATCAGAAGAACTGCCACAACAAAATTTGGCAAACTTATAGATGGAGTGAGAGGAGCATCCAATTTATTGTTTTCTCCTTCTGAAGCATTTGAAGAAGGTATGCAATACTCCATTCAAATAGGAGTGAATAATTATTTTGAAAGAGCATATCAAAACAAGGAGAATGTAAATGGTTTCTTTTCTGCTCTCAGTTCTGTAATGAACCAAGGTATTTCTGAAACATTTTCTACAAAAGAAGGATTAGAAAATATTCTTATTGGTGGTATATCAGGGGCTCTTCAGCAATCAGGAGTAGTAGGTACTTATGTAGATGAAAATACAGGAAAGACAAAATTTGGTATAGGTAAGTCTGGTACGATTGCTGAACAAGGTTTATTAGGGTTCACTGGTGAAAGACTTAAAAATACCGAAGTTGCTGTAAAAGCATTAAACAAAACTAAGGTTTCTCAAGTTTTGTCTGATGGAGCAAAGTTTTTTGGAATAGGTATGGGGTCTCAACAATTAAGACAACAATCTATTGCTGATAACGATAAGCTTTCTGAAAAAGATTTTGAGGCAGATTATACGTTTTCATATTTGATGCCAAGAGCTAAATATGGAAAAATAGATTCTGTATACACTGAACTCAAGCATTATGAAAGTCAAGCAGCTACAGAACAAGGATTTTCAGAACTGAAAAATGCAGGTATTGTAAATAAAGAAGAAACAAGAGAACAATTTCTTCAGAGAATACAAACTTTAAGACAAACTGCAAAAGATGTAAATAGGCTCTATGACTCTATAAAAGATAGATATGAAGGAGTGTTTGATGAAGAAAATAAAAGAAAATACTCTGATGACGTTATAGACAAACTTGTTTATTCTGCAGCAAAGGTTAAAAACTATGATGATAGAATACCTTTGCTTAATGCACAACTTACTTTAGCTGGCATTCCTACACAAGCTTTTGTTGATCAAATTGTTGAAAAAGGAGAAGTTACTAAAGATGTAATAGATCCAATTATTGACAGAATAAAAAAGATTGGTGGTACAGCTGATGATATAAATGACAATATTGAAAATTTAAGAGACTTAGGAGAACTTGCATTAAGAAGAAAGAAATTCATTGATGATTATAATGAAATCAAAGAATTTCCTGAAAAGTATAAAGAATTTGAAACAAGAGAAAAAAAGACACAAGGACCAGAAACAACTACTGAACCAGAAGCTCCTAAATATAAAAATGCTGAAGGTGCAGAATCTCCTCTTGAACTTGAAAGAGAGTATTCTATAGCACCGTTTAAAGAGGCAACTATTGATAAACTTGGTGAGGATAAATATGAAGTGATATCTCCAGATGGAACTAGTTTTGTTTATTCAACTAAAGAAGCTGCAGAGGCTGCTGCTGATAAAGTTAATAAACAATCTAAAGGTCTTGAAAAGGTAAAAGTGTTAGAGTTTAACAAAAATGGCACTGTTAAAATTCAAGATTCAAATGGTGACATATATGATGTTCCTGCTAGTAAGTTTGAAGGTTATCAAAGACTAAAAACTGAACAAGAGAAGCTTGAGAAAGTAAAAGATGATGTAGAACAACAACAGAAAGAATTAGAACTTAGTGACTCTGGTACAATTGATAGTGTACCTTTTACAGACGATAAATATAAAGGCAATCCTGAAGATAAAAGAAAGTTTTGGTCATGGTTGTTTTGGTCAACTACATCTGCTTCTGAAGATAGAGATGCTGATTCCAAAAAACCTCATGCACAGAGATCAATTGCATTTCATAACAACTTTAGAAAGTTTGCAAACAAAGCTAACATGAGAGTGATGGTTGTCACTTCAAAGCAAGAAGATGCTTTGGGACTGACAGGACTTCACAAGCTCTCTATGGGAGAAGATGTAAAAAGAGATGCTTCTGGAAATGTAATCATAGACAACACTGACAATGCACTCATTGCTGCTGTATATGTAGAACAACAAGGATCTAATTATTACTTTGTTGATAAAGACGGAAAGAGAATAGGTAAGGTGGGAGACCAAGTGGATTTAAACCAAGTGGTGTTCTCTACAATGCCTAACACTTCTTTGTATTGGGATGAGGGAGGAAAGAATGCTGAAAGGTTTAGAATTGATGAGAAAGCTCAAGCAGAAGAAATGTCTCAAAGGTGGGCATTGAAACGCAAACAGCTTTTTGAAATTGCTTCTGACAAGCCTGAAATATATTCTTTTAGAGTGTCAAATGGTATTCCAATTATAAATGACATAAAGGAAAGAAACCACATAGGTGGTACACTGATTGAAGAAAGTAAAATAAAAAGTCAAGAAGGTCTTATTGTTGTATCAACAAAAGGTACACTCTCTCACAATGGACAATCATATAAGATTCGTGAGGGCAGATCAATGATTCAATATGAAGATGTTTTTGTTCCTGCTGTAAACCATAAGTTTAACAGGAATCAAGCAGAGTCTATATATGAAGTGCTCAGACTACTTGCTGCAGATATACAGAAACAATCAAACAGTGGTAAGAAGGTTAAGTTCAATCCCATCTATACAAGATATTTGAGCAATCTTCTTTATTGGAAGAAAGCAGCAGGTGCTAAAGGTGGAGCTAATCAGATGTTCATTGATTCAAAAATGAACCTCATACTTGGTGATAAGAAATACGATATTACAAAGCTTGAAGATTCAAAGAAGCAAATAATAGACCAACTGTTAGATGCCTATCATACAATAAACAATAAATCTCTTACATCTACAGAAGAAGCTGGTATTAACAAGTTTCATGAAAAGTTTGTAGAGTTTTATGTAGAGAATGGAGAACTCAAAGAAAGAGAGTGGACTAACTATCAAACCTATTTGCTTTCTGCAAAATATCCTGATGGTAATGCAAGAAGTGCAAATGACACTCCTGTAACAACGTTTGTAGCAAAGCCTACAGACCTTGTTCCATATAACTTCAAACAGAAATATGCTATTCTCAGTGAGACAGAATTCCCTGCTCTTCCTGTTAAAAGTACACCTGCTCCTAAGTCTGAAACTCCTCCTCCCTCTTCTACACCTACACCCGGAGATGTTGTAAAAGCTGGTAAATACAATGTAGGGAAAACTGAATATGTTAAAAACACATATACAGATTTTAAATCAATTGGTCCTATTACATTTAATGCAAAGCTTGCAACAGATAACACATCTGATATAGAGATTGTACCTGATGATGCAACGCAGAAATCAATATTTGCTATTTCAGAGGTTGATAAAACCACTGGAGAAGAAAGTCCGATATTAGGTGAAATTAGAAAAAGACTTGGTAAGAAATTCAATGAAGATGACATTGAGTTTTCTGTTGCATTCTTTATAAAAGAATCTATACGAGGAAACATTGATAAAACACTGAGTGAGAAAAAATCTGAAGAAGCTCCTAAACCAGAAGCTCCTCCAGTTACTGCAAAGCCAGTTACTATAAAGATTGGAGACACTGAATTTATCCTTGATGGTAAAACTGTTTACACTTCTACAGATGCATTTAAAGCTCCTGTGCAATTTACAGTTTCTCCTTCTGATAAAGAAATATTGAAAGTAAAAGTGGATCTTGATAATCAAAGTTCAAACTATCTTTCACAATTGATATCCAATCCGGATGCAATGAAAATAGTTGATGAAACTTTAAAGATTGCTCAAAAAGAAAACTATAATCCAAGTGCTTCTGCAGAAGAGAAAATAGTTACATATGCATCTTTCAAGATTCTTGGGTTACTGAAACAAAAAATAGAAGAGAGTGCTCCTAAAGCAGAAACTCCCTCACCAACTCCCTCAGTTACTCCCTCAACTCTTACTTCTATAGAAGACAAACGTAAAGAAGTTAAAGCTGCTATAAAAAAAGCAGGACAAGGAGAAGGAGGACAGTTTTTTGTAACATTAGTTGATGGTACAAGAGAAGGATCTGTAAGAATATCATTAGTTGGAAATGAATTAGGTGTTGGTAATAAAGGAGTTACTGTAGATTTAGCTACTATTGTAAAAGTAGAAAACCCTGATGGAACTATTTTATATGATTCAAAACCTGCTGTTTCTACAGATGCTAAAGCTGATATAGAAAGAAGAAGAGAATTATCAATTAGTGAATTTGATGAATCTCAAGGAGAATGGAATACATTTTATTATAATAGTAATAACGATACTGAAATAATTGAAGCAAATAGTAAGAATGAACTATTAGATAAAATCAATGCTAAATATGATGCAGAACTATCTGCTCTAGAAGGAGCTAAACCTGCTGAAGCTACACCACCTTCTGTTTCTGCTCCTATTTCTAAAATTGACACAGAAATAGCAGAATTGCAAGAACAGAAGAAAAAATTAGAAAAATATCCTGAACAACTTAGAAATGCAAAAGATAAAGAAGAAGTTGAAAAAATAGTTAAAGAATGGGCTGGGTTTAGTATAACCGATACCCGTATTGTATTAAGCAATGTCATTTTTGCATTAACAATGCCTTCTACATATTCTCAAAAAGAAAGAACAGAAGCATTTGAAGTTGGGAAAAAATTACTCTATGAAAAACATTTAGAAGCTAATCATTTAAGAAAAATCAAAGAAGTTGACGAACAAATTAAAGCCAAGTATGAGAAAAAATATGAATTAGAAAAAGAATCTACCAAGAAATCTGCTGAAGCTCCTACACCTCCTGTTGTAGAAACACCTCCTCCCACACCTAAGAAAAAGAAAGGAGGAAAGAAACATGATGATAGTGGAGAATATAGACTTGTAGAAACAACACCTTCAAAGAAAGAAAAGATATCCCAAGCTGATATTGAGATATTCAAGAAGTGGCATAATGAAGTGGCTCCCGGTATTCCTTATGAAATATCAGAAAAAATATTCATGCTCAATGATGGAAGAAGAGCATATGGAATGTTTGTAGATGGCATAGCCAAGTTCTACAAAGGAGCAATCAGAGGCACAGAATACCATGAGATATTTGAAGGTATATGGGCTGCATTTCTCACTTCTGAAGAAAGAGCTGCTATTCTTGAACAACTCAAAGCTAAGTCTGGATCATTCACTGATAGAGAAACAGGAAAGAAGATTAAATGGGATGAGGCTACAGACAAACAGATTAAAGAAAGAATAGCTGATGACTTTGCTGACTATAGACTTGGTAAACTTCCTGCACGTTCTCTTAGTGAAAAGATTGTAAGATTCTTTAAGAACATTATTCAGTTTGTAAAGAATCTTGTTTTCAAGTCTACAAAAGTGGACAGGTTGTTTGATGATATTGAGAAAGGTAGATTCAAGAGCTATGTAGTTCCTGAAAGTGCTAAATCTGATATTCCTGAATATAGTGTAGTGGAAGGTCTTACACAAACAGACACACGTTTGTATGTAGAAGACATGACTGCTATCATTTTCCAATATCTGTTTGGATCAAATAAATCTTTGTATGATATACAAAAACTCACTGACAAAGATTTGTACAATCATGTATTGCAGAAATATCAAGATTCAGAAAAGATAGATGATACAGACCCTGACTTCCTGAGCACCAAACAATTTGGTGAATTGTTCTCTAGAACAAAAGAGTTCCTTCGTCAATTCAAGATTGAGTTTGATGATTCATTAGTTGTAGATGTAAACAATAATGAGTCTGACAATAGAAGCTATGCTCCTGAACCATTTGCAACAGATTGGAAAAAGCATTCTGGCTATCCTATCAAGCTGCTCTTGGGAACATTGACAAAGACAAAACCAAGTGGAAACTTAGATGCTAACAATCTTTCTACACCACAATCAGATTGGTCTGAATTAAATGGTTTCCAACTTCTCAACTTTAGCAAAGCATTTGCAACAGTGATGGATAAACTCCATAACACATCAAGTGTTAAGAGGGTTGTTGAAAAGCTTGTCAATCTTGCTTCCTTGAATACAGACTATTACAGACTTCTTGGAAGACTTAAGCTTATCAAAGCAATCAGAATTGTTGATGGAGTGATGGATGTGGACTTTAGTAGTTTTGAAAATCATGATTGGAGACTGTTTATTCAATTCTATCAGACATTTACAAAACAGAAACCTATTGCTCTTGTACAATATTCTTCAGGAGACAATGTGTATACATCTCCTGCAAATCTGTTCACAGCTGCAGAAGAAGTTAAGAGTGATTGGTTGTCTAACATGAAACTGTTGGCAAAGGAGAGAGACTCACTTATAACCTACAATCCTGACACTAAGAGATATCAAGTGGGTGATATTAGCAAGATTCCTACATCCACACCTGAAGAGAAAGTAGAGTTTCTTAAGAAACTTGGTATAAACTTTCCTCTGAGCACATATCTTAGACTCAGTGTAAAGAAAGAAGTGGGTGAAAGATCTGAGCAAGCAAAGTTTGACGATGCTGTATCCAGCATACAAAAATATATTTCCAAAGATAGCGATATTGCATCTGTTACCGGAGATGCATTGAAGATAGATAGTGCTATCAAAAAGCTTGCAGAGCTTTACATAAGAGTGGAAAATCCTCCTCATGAAACCACAAGGTTTAACATTGAAGGAGAAAGAGTGAATGAGTTTGCAGAAAACAATCACACTTCTGTGTTTGAGAATGAGATGAATGAGTCTCCAACATTGGATGAGGTTTATGTAAAGAGACCTGAATTGAATGATGTTTTCTCAAAATCTTCTATTGTTCTCAAGAAAGGAGGACTCTTCTATGATGAAGACGGTAATCAGATAAAGAAGTTTAAAATTAAATATATTGAAGGAAACAAAGACATTGATGGTGGAAAGGATGTAAAGATATCAAGACTTAGTCGTGGTGATGCTGCTGTATTGCAATTTAACCAGAATCTCAATGGTGACTATTATATTCTCGTTCCTGCAGATAGCTCTACAGAATGGATGATCAATCTTGGTAACAACATCTCATACAATGATGTTGTGGGTGGAAGAGCTTGGGATAAAATATACACCATCTTCCGTAACTATCTTAATGATGAGGTGGAGCTTGCAATGTCTGATAGGAGTTATTTGGATAACACAGCTCCAAGAGCAAAAGAGCTTAGGTTCTTCAAAGAGATTCTTCCTAAAGACATGGTTGAAAAAATACATAGTCTTATAAAAGAAGATGCTAATAAAGATGACATTAACAAATACATAGATGATAGAATCAGTGATGTAAACTCATCTGTAAAATCATTCATTGAATCTTCTAACCAAGACATGGTGAATGATTTGATTAAGTTTAAGAGAGTGTATCAGAATGAGAATGACACTTTCAATTTTCCAAACTTGGATGGTGATTTTGCAAAAGCAGCTGATGTCAATAAGAGAGACCTAAGTGAGAAAGAGTTTAATGACATTATGATGTTTAGAAACATTAATTATGTCATTAACAATATTGAAATGCATAAGGTGATTTTTGGAGACCCTTATCAATTCAAAATAAAGAATAATCAACTTGATGAGACTAAACGTACTAAATCATTCCTGTCTCCCAGAAGAACCACTGTTGATTTCCCTCAACTGAATACAGCTCTTAATCAGGATAGGAATAATGCAGAAGACATTCCTCTTGAACCAACTGACCCCGGTTATCATTTATTCTCACCAAACATTAACACTGTCACTCTTAGTGATGTAGATGTAGCAGGAATAATCTATTCTAAATTTGACACCATCACTACAGAAACTGATGGTTTCTCCTTCATGATGGATAATGTCTACAGAGAGTTGAAAATAAAGAATGGTCAATGGATTGATGAAAAGGCAGAACCTTGGCATCAATGGCAAATGGCTTATACAAGAAACAAGCTTGCAAAGAAAGGGCAGTACACTTACACAAATGAAAAACTGAAAGCTCAGGATGAGAAAATGATTTCCAAGCCTGCTCCTAAGCACATGATAGAAGTGCTGAAGACAATTGTTTCAGGTAATAAAGCAAATAGAACCTATTTTGATAATGTTCTTGATAAGTTCTCTCAGATGCCTTTGTATTACAGCATGGTGGAAGGAACTAATCTTGAAGACATGTACATTAAGATGTACAAGGAGAAAATAGGATATGCTGTATATGGTAGTGGTAGAAAGGTGGGAGCTGAATCACTCTATGATGTATATAAGAAAAATGGTGAGCTTAACACAGCACCTTTTGATAATATCATACAAGTGCCTTGGAAAATTCTTGGTGTGCAAGTGGAAACCACATATGAAGATTTTCATGAAGATTTGACAAGAGGTTCTCAAACAACAAAGATTAGTACAATTGATTTGTTTGAAAATGGTGAAGCTGTAAATGAAAAAATTGCTGAAGAGTATAAAAGATATGTAAGAACACTTAATGCTTACCACAAAAATGGAGTGGAGGAACTTTTCAATAAGCTTGGACTGGAGCATTTGGGAGATGGTAAGTTTAATATTGTAGACCCTGTTGCTTTGTCTGAGTCTCTGAAACATGAACTCCTTAGAAGAGAAGCATCTGATAATGTTAAATATGTTCTTGAGCTTGATGAGAATGGTCAATTCAGAGTACCGTTTGAATCTTCCAATGCATACATACAGATAAGAGATATCATCTTCTCAATGGTGGATAAGTCTGTCAACTCTCCTAAAATGCATGGAGCTGCATATGTACAGAGTCCTGTAACAATGTTTGAGAAACTTGGCTCATCAAGAAGTCTTGTAATAAAGAAGAAAGGTGAAGATGGCAAGTTCACATACACTAAAATCACTAAAGAGAAATATGCAGAGCTGTCTAGTGATGAACAAAAGAATGTCTATCTGACAGACGATACTCTGAAGATGCCCACTCCTGATGATCCATATATGGAAGTGATGCTTCCTCATTGGTTCAGAGAGAAGCTTCCAAAGAAATATAAAGGATATTCAGATGATGAACTTCTTCGTCATTTAAACAACACAGAAGATGGAAGAAAGCTGTTAAATGCATTTGGTTTCCGTATTCCTACACAGGCATTGTCTTCAATGGCAGCATTGAGGGTGAAAGGATTCCTTCCTCAATACATGGGGCATACAGTGATAGTTCCTTCAGAAATCACCACAATGGCTGGATCTGACTTTGACATTGATAAGATGTTCATCTATCTCAAGTCATACTATTTGGATGCAAATGATAACATTAGAATTGTTTCTCTTATAAATGAAAGTGAAGAAGAAACCAAACAGTATTATAAGAACGTATACGAAGAAACTATTCAAAAACAGATTGACAAAATAACAAAGTTTGATGAATTTAGAGATAAGATATTAGATGTATTTGAAAAAGTTGAACAGTTTGATGAGATTACATTAGAGAATCTTGAACTATTGTCTGATGAAGACTTTGAGTTCTACACAGATCATGCTGTACTTCTTAATGAAATGATGGAACAAGCAGGAGAAGAAAGACTTTCTCCCAGAGAATACATCCTTGATCAAATCAATAAACTTGGTGGTAAGAAAGAAAAGCTTACACAAAAGATGTTGAATGATGATGTAAAAGAAAAGTACATTAAGAAAATGTACAAACGTGCATTGGAAAATGAATACTATGATTCTCTGGAGAAGCTTATTACATCTCCTGTAAACTATGAAAGGAATATTGCTCCTGTAGATGATGCAGGATTTAAGAAGGTTGCTGAAGAGCTTGACTATCTTACAGGTGATGTGGGAGAGAATGTTAAAAACAGACTTCTCAATGCAAGCTATATGTCCAAGCTTAGGCATTCATTCATCACTGCCAAGCGTTGGGTGGGTATAGCTGCTGTAAACCTCACTGGACATTCAAATGCTCAAAAGTCAAAGCTCTATCTTGACACTAATAGATTTTCAAATCTTTCCAAAAAAGATAAAGAGATTCTAGGAAATGGATCTATTGCCCTTCCTCACAACACTGTGACAGTAGGTAATAGAACATATACTTCCATGTCAGGAAAACTTACAGCTGATGGTAAAGGCTTTTATATCTCTTCAAGGCTCTCAGGATATGCCACCACATTTGTGGATGTAGCAAAAGATCCTTATATCATGAAGATTATTAAAAGTGAACTTGCTGTAGGTACATTCATGTTCCTTGAAAGAATAGGTGCAGGTGAAACAGTGCCATTCTTCATGAACCAACCTATCATTAGAGCTTATTTGGAACAACTGGATGAGTCTAACTTTAGATCATTATTTAACAATGATCAGATTGCTTACATTAGATCAGAGTTCCCTACTACAGAAGAACTCATTAATGAAACTCAATTAGATGTTTCTCTCAAGTCTCTTAAAGACAATATTGAATTATACAGAGAAAACAAAACTGATGATGCTTACAATGCAATGCAGCAAAAGATGCTCACAGAGTTTCTTAAGTATGCAAAGATGGCTGAGTACAGCTTCAAGCTTACACAAGCATCAAACTATGACACCACTAGATTTAGAAGTGGTAACTCTCTGTTTAAAAAGCAAACAAGAACAGATGTTGCAAGTGAGTCAAATATATTCTCATCTGTAGATGAAGTGTTAAAAAACACACATCTTGGAGAACAAGCATATTTCCTTGACTTGGCTGTACAAGCAGTAGGAGAGTATTTGCAACTAGACAAGGAGGATATAAGACAAAACATTACAGATGACATCCTTAGACCTTATGCAGAAGATAGTTATCTCAGTGATGACAAGTATGAAGCAATAGGAACAAAGGTGGCAACCTCTTTGCTTGATTTCATTATTCAAACTAAAACTGGATTGAATTCTGAAATAGCAGAATTGACATCTGATAGCAGCACATCTGCTGTAGGACTGCTCATGAAAGCAAAAGAAAAGTTCCCTAACGATGATTTGATTCAGCTTCTTGAACCTAGACAAGCTAGAACAGGAGGTCCTTGGACAATCAAGCTCAAAGGAAACGCAAAAGCTTCTGGGTATGATGAAAACTATTTCATAGGTAAGATGCGTGAATTGAGAGACAATGGTGATCCTGAAACACAAGAACTAACCACCAATCTTTATAAAGCTCTTGTAAAGATTTCGATTCTTCAGGGTAGCCAACAGTCAGCAATGTCCATTAAGAACATTGTCCCTGCTGAAGACTATGAAAAACAAATAGGAGATTCAATGAGAAATCTCAGATACACTCCTGAAATGGATGTATTCAAGCGTGGAATGTTCTACAGGAACCAATGGAAAAATGATGACATATTCAAGAAAGTGAATCTCAACTACAACTATGCAGATAATAACTTTCCAACAATTAAGCCATTAGGAATTACAATGTTCTCTAGAAGTGTACTTACGCTGAATGAGAAGTATCACATGAGACATGTATCTTCTGATTATCTTAAGATGGATAGGTTTATTATTAATCCTGAATATGAAACAGAAGATGAGATGTCAGTGAAAGACCTTCTTACAGGAAGGACATATTCTAATAGGCAATATAGAACAATGCTTGCAAAAGGAGAGACTGTTCCTAAAGAAATTCTTGGATTTGAAAAGGTGAAATACCCTGATGGTTCTCCTGTCTTGAAATATGACAAAGATGGAAATAAGACGTATATTTACAAACGTATAAATCTTTATGGTGATGCTGGATATGTATCAGAATATTACAAAGACTTCAAAAAGTCTGTGTTGAATAATGGTACATCAAAGGTTGAAAAAGAAGCAAACACTGATGATTTGATAAGACATTTCACATCCAAAGAAATAATTAAGCCTAACGAAGAACCTGTTACAGGAACTAGTCAAGTGACATTCACTCCTGAAGAAACTCCTAAAAACATTGAAACAAAAACATTTGAACAATTTGGAACTCAATACAGATTTACATTAGAAAATGGAAATGTTGTCAGTGGTGAATTCAAACAAGGAGGAAAGGATTGGCAAGCAATGAATCCTAAAAATGTAGCTTCTAAATACACGGCTCTTTCTCAAGAAGTTTCTGAACTACCTTTCACTGAAGAAGAATCAACCCTGCCTACAATATTTGAAACTAGAAATGTTCAAATAGACTACACCACTGGTCAAAGAAAAGCTTTATCTGATGTACAGAACTTAATTAATGCAAACAAACAAGGGTATTATCTTTTAGCCGGATATGCAGGAACAGGTAAAACTACTATTGCTGAAAACATTGCTAGGTATGCTGCAACACAAGGAAGACCTGCAAAAGTGCTTGCTCCTACAAACAAAGCTGCAAAGGTGTTAAATGACAAACTAAAAGCTGCTGGTGTAGCCTCAGAAGCCTCAACAATACATAAGTCAATATATGGAGAACCTGATCCTATAACAGGAGAATGGGTTATAGGAGCAGACATAAAAAATTCTGTAATCATTATTGATGAGTCTTCTATGATTTCTAAAGAGTTGATGACTGATCTTCTGAATGCTACTAATAGAAACAATATACTAATCTTCATGGGAGACAGTTTCCAACTTGAACCTGTAGGAGAAGATAGTGGATTATTTAAAGGAAAGATTGAAGAAGTAAAAAATAATCAAACAGAATTAACAGAAGTGAAAAGGCAATCTTTGGACAGCAATGTTCTTAAAGTTGCCACAATAACCAGAGTGGATGGAAAACCCTACATTCCTGAAACATCTATTCAGGACTTTAAAGTAACTAGTTCTAGAAACGAGTTTGTAAATGATTTCAAATCTGCAATTAAAAATGGAGAAGATGTTGTAATGATTGTAGCTACAAACAATGAAAGAGTGGCAATGAATAATATTGCCAGACAAGAGAAGTTTGGAGCACAGAAAACTCTTCTTAATGAAGGAGATGTAATGATTTCTGTAGCTAACTCAACAGCATATCCTAATTCAGAAATATTTGAAATCAGTGAAGTGGGCACTCCTGTGAAAAAAGAAATCTCTCTTGAAAGTAGAGATGGAAAAATTAGCAAATACGATGCCTTTTTCATAGATGTGAAAACTAAGGATAACAAACCTGTAACAATGTTACACATTCCTTTGCTGGATAAACCTAGTTTCTATCATGGACAGTTGTTGCAATATGCAAAGACTAATCCTGAGTTTATGAATTTTCTTGAAAGTAAAGGATTGATTATTCAAACAAAAAAAGGATTTAAAGTTTCTCCTTCTTTAGTGATTGCCACTTACGGATATTCTGTAACAGCACACAAATCTCAAGGTTCTCAATGGAGCAAAGTGTTTGTAAATCAAAACTATGTAGCTCCTTCATGGAATGGTGCTAGATGGTATTACACAGCAATTACCAGAAGTTCTAAAGATGTAATCGTTCTTAACTCCGGTAATAATGTTCCAATTAGTAGCATAGAGATGAATAGTAAATTGAACGTTAGTTCTTTTGATGAGTCATCTGCAGATGTGCAACAGGAATTTCCTGACAAACAACTTAACATTCAAGACAAAAAATGTAAATAATGGCTTGTAGACTAGATGTAAAAAAAGCAATACTTGATCAAGCATTTGATGAAATGTTTGATGGCAGATACACATTCACTCGTCTTACAGACGATACTATAAGAATAAACAGTCTTGCAGATGATTCTAAATCTAAAGCAACGTCACTTTCTCAAGCAAAAAAAATTGCTGAACAAAAACTGATAGATGTAGTATCATCTTTCAAGAATGCAATCGTTGGAGATGTTATTCAGTATTCTCCATATGATCCTGTCATAGTTATGTTGAATGTAAAACCTTCTTACATTGAACATGAATATCAAAAACTTCCAGAAAGTGAAAAGACGGATCCCAAAGATAGAGGTGATCAAACCAAACTCAATCTTCCTGAGCACACTACAAATAAAGACTTAAGGAATAAAGATGGTTCAAAAAGATATGCTAGTACAGATGGTAAAAAGATTGTAATAAATCCTGTCACTAACTTACAAGAATTTTTTGACTATTTTGAAGGTAAAGAAGGTGGATCTACATCTATCCAAAAACAAAAAGTTTTAGGAGCTCTTTCTAAAATGGGCTGGCCTATTGAAAGAATAAAGTCTACACTAACCACTCGTGATTTAGTAAATGCTTTTTTAGTATTACATGAACAAAGTCATATTGATAATAATGACAGGGATGTATATTGGATAAATGGAAAAGACTTATTGACAGATGACAAGATTGCTATTGAAGCAAGAGCGTCTATAGATGCATTGAATAAGATAGCTCCAAATGCACAAGATGGAGCAAGAATGTTCCAATTAGAAGGAGCAACAGAGAGTTCAAAAGCTTCTCCAAAGACAATAAAGCTTGTCAAGGAGTTTTTGAAAAGGATTGGTGTTGATTATAATGAGGTGACAGGCATTGTTGTAAATGGTAAAAAACTTGATGCCAATGCTGTTGCTTTGATTACACAGAAGATGATTCAGGTGGCTCAAGGTAAATCTGACACCACCCTCCCTGAAGAAGCAATGCACTTCTTTGTTGAAATCATACAGCAGACAAATCCTCAATTGTTTAATAGATTATTAAAAGAGATAAACAAATACGATATTCTAAAAACTGTATTCAAAGAATACTCTAACAATCCTTATTATCAAAAAGATGGAAAGCCTGATGTACTAAAGCTGAAGAAAGAAGCAATAGGAAAAGTGTTGGCTGAAACCATTATTCAGAAACAAGAAGGTACTACAGAAAAACCTGAGCTCCTTGCTACAACATTAAGTTGGTGGGAAGCAATTCTTGATTGGTTTAGAAAACGTATTACATCATCTGCATTTGATGAAGCTGCTTTAAAAGTTATATCTGGAGAAGACGTAGGTAGTGCAGAAGACATTCGTGCTACACAAGATGAAATCTATCTTAGTGATTCTCCAAGAGACATCCTGTACAATAAGCTTATTGAAATAAGAAACAAAATATCAAAGGATGAAGATAACCCTGATGAAAGTAAAAGAGGATATTACATTAACGGTGTAAAGATTTCTAAAAGAGTTACAGATATTGTAAGTGATTGGTACTCAAGAAGATTTAAAGAAAAGCAGCTCACTGATGATGACTTTCAAAAAGCTTTGAATGATTTGAAAGCAGAAAAGGGAACATCTGGTCACAAGGATATGGAGAATGCCTTTAAACTGTTTGTAGATGAGAATGGATTCTTGAGAGATGAACCACTAAGTGACGATGACTATACATCTGTTCTAAATCCTGAAGACAGAACAATGTATGAAACACTGAGAGACAATCTTAGAGAAAGGCTTAATTCTTTTCCTGAAGGAACAAGGTTCTTGTCTGAAGCAATTGTATATGATGAGAAAAGACAAGGAGGTGGTATTGCAGGTACAATAGATTTCCTTGCTATCACTAAAGATGGAAAGGTGAACATCCTTGACTGGAAGTTCATGGACCTGAATGTAGACAAGTATGAAGATGTTCCTTGGTACAAGATAAATGCTTGGAGACAACAGATGCAACAATATAAACTCATTCTTGAAAAAGCATATGGTGTAAAAGCCAACAACTTTGAACAAACAAGAATGATTCCTATTAAAGCATATTATACAGAACCTAATTACAAAGAAAAGATTCTTCCTACATTAGAAAGTATTGAGATAGGTGGTGTTAAAGTGGAATTGATTGACAAAGATTATTTAATTCCTGTAGGACTTGAAGAAGAAACCACAGGAAGCAAAGAGATTGATGAATTACTTGTTAAGCTCAATGGATTGTACTCAAAGCTTTCAGAACAAAAAGCCACTTCTGAAAAAGCTAAAAGAGAAAAAGCAAGTCAATTAAATGCATTGTTCTCTGCAATAAGACAGCTTCAAATGAAGAAGTCTGTTAAACCTTTGATTAAACAATCCCAACTTCTCAACAAACTTATACAAAACCTTGTAAAGAATTATAATGAGAATTGGAAAACCGGAAATGTGGCTGATAAAACAGACGATGCTATTAGTCAGATGTATGAAGAACTGGAAATTCTTCAGCTCTCCGCTAGTAGAACATATTCTTCACTAGATGTAGATTTGGACTTTTTATTTGAAGGAAAAGAATTGTCTGATGAAGATAAAGAGATGCTCAAAGAATTGAATGCCACTACACATGAAACTAGAAAACTTGTTAAGAAACTTGATGAGATAGAAACAGATTATGTAGAAAGATATGTAGCAGCTAGAGAAGAAACAGAAGATATAATGTCTCCTGAAAAGGTGGTGAAAGGATTGACAAGATGGTTATCCACCACTTCTGTAATGCAACTTAGAGCTGTACAAACTCTTTTCAAGAAAGCAAACAGGGTGCTTGGATATGCTGCAATGGAAGCCGTAGATGAGACAAGAAAAATACAGAAGCTTAGGGTAGCGTATGATGAATGGGCAAGAAAAAAAGGATTGTCAAGTAAAAACCGTTATGAGCTTATAAAGAAAAAAGACAAAAATCAATTAATTGACGAGATAGATAGAGAGTTCTATTCAGAACTAAAAAAAGCTCAGGAAAGAAAAGACTATTCTTGGATAATCAAGAATACAGATAGAGAGACCCTTAAAGAATTAATGAAAGAGCGACTTAAAGAAGAGATTGAAAGTATTGAAAATAGACCTGTTATTACAGAAGAAGATGAGAAGAAAAAAGCTGCTGAAATCAAGAAAGCAAGAGAATTATATAACATTGACACTACCACCACTGTAGGATGGCTTATATATGATGTTGTTAAAAAAGCTCCTAAAAGAGAAACGTGGGAGACTAAAGAATGGAAAGAGCTTAACGCAGTAGATAGTAAAGGAGAATATATAAATAAGCCAGCTCTTGATTTTTACAATTACATAAAAGAAAGAAATGAATATTTCCAATCAATAGGATATATTAGTAAAGCTGAAGCAAGAGTGTTCCTTCCTTTTGTGAGAAAGAGTTTGATGGAAAAGATAGCAATGGGAGGAAAAATTAGATTGGGAGAAGACTTCTTAAGAGCCATATCAATAGATGAAGGAGACATTGGATATGGAGATGTAGATCCACAGACTGGAGAAGTGAAAGATTCCATCCCTGTATATCTTACAAAAGAAATAGATGGAGAGGTGAGTGAGGACTTGTTCTCAACAATGTCTCTATATAATGAACTTGCTATTAAGTTTAAATACCTTTCTCAAATAGAATATCAAGCAAGAGCTCTTTTTAGTGTAGAAAAGAAAAAGAAATCTATTGCAACTTCTTATTATGGAAAAACAGTATATGAGAATGGTGTATTGAAATTCAATCCTAAAAATGATGAGAATTCTAAGATATACCAAAGCATGATGAAAGCTATTATTTATCAGCAGAAGTATATTAATGATGAAGGATTTGATCAATTATTAACAAAGGTAGGAGGGTTTGGAAAGCTTATAAATGAGAAGCTTGGAATGGAAATATTTCCTGAGAATCTTGAAGGTAGACAAATCAGTGTTAACAGAGTATTGGATCAGTTGAACAATCAGTTTCAATTCACTGTGTTAGGATTTAACCCTTTCTCTGCTCTCTCTAACTATTTAGGTGGTTCATTCCAATCTGCAATTAATGCTGGAAAATATTATACAAAAACAGAATTTGAAAAAGAAGTGATGTGGGTCACTGTTGACAAAATGACCAACAGAGTTCCTGAGAAATATCTAGCAGCTCTTGAATACTTCCTACCTCTTACAGAAAACTATAATAGAGAACTTGCTAAAACATTGTCTCTTAGCAAGTTAAGTCAACAAAGTATTCAAGAGTTTTCTATGATGCTTATGAGAAATGGTGATTGGGCTGTACAAAGTGCTAACTTTTTTGCATTCCTGAATAACTCAATTATAGAGAATGGAGAAGTGGTAAATGCTAGAGAGTATTTGAGAAGTCAACCTGAGTATGAAAACATGTATGCAGGAACAACTGCTGACAGAGCTAACAAAAAACAAAAGTTTGAAGAGGATGTAAAAAAGCTCATAGATGAAAAAGGTGTAATGAAACTTGCAACTCTTAACGATGATGGTACATTCAATATACCGGGAGTAGATAGAAAGTCAGACAGTGTAATTAAGCTTAGAAGAAAGGTGCAAGCAATTACAAAAGATGCTCTTGGTAATCTTTCTGAAGATGATTTAAGACTCATAAATCTTAACATTTTTGGAAAATCATTCATGGTATTCAAAAACTGGATACCAAGACCTGTAGATGTGAGATTGGGTAATCTGAAATACAATGCAGGAAGTGATGCTTATGAGTGGGGAAGAATGAGAATGGTATACAAAATGCTTTCTTGGAAGCTTTGGAAGAGTATGACAAACATGAAGAATGCTCTTGAAGCAAATGAAGAAGGTGTAGAATACATGAGAAAATTGTGGGAACAGAAAAGACAAGAGTATCAAGAAGACACAGGAAAAGAACTTAACATGACAGAATCTGAGTTCATGGATTTGGTTAGATCTAATCTAAGGAATCAGATTATGGAATTGGCTATTTTATTGACACTCACTGCTCTTGTAATGGGTTTAAAAGCATTTGCTCCTGACGATGATGAAGACAAAAGAGTAATTAATAGTTACAAGTTCTTGATAAGAGCAATGGATAAGCTAAGAGATGAACTTCTGTATTTCTACAATCCTGAAAGTATATTTGGTTTGATAAGCAATGGAATATTCCCATCTCTTAACTACCTTACAAATTTCATGAAGCTATTTAAAAATAGCATGACAGAACTGTACGCTATTAATGTTGATAATGAAGAACTAGAAGATAAAACACATGTCACAAAATATGTCATGAAATCCTTCCCTATCATCTATCAAGGAGTTACATTCCTCCCAATGTTCTATCCTGAGCTTGCAAAAGATCTTGGAATTAGAACAAGTACAGAAGCAAAACCATTTGGACAATAATTCTGTATATTGCTATATTATCCACAAAAAATATATCAATGACATTGTAATTCTTGATTAGCAAATTAAATTTGTATCTAAACTCAATAGCACATCCTGTATATACATGGGTGTGCTATTTCTGTTAAATCAGCTCCTCCAATGGAAGACAAAGACATCAAAGAAGAACTGAAGCAAATGGATGACAGGCTTACCGAAATGGAGGGCAAAATGACCTCTATTGACACCAAACTCACGCAGGTGGTTGATGCTATTCTTGGTAATCCCCTTACCAAGACAGGTGGCTTTATTCATAACATCGAAGCTATGGAAAAGAGAATTGATGCTATGGAGAAAAGGCAGGAGAAGTTTGAGGAGTTTAAGAAGAAGCTTATTTGGACAATTAGCATTATTGTAGCACTTGGTGCTATTATTCAATACTTTGCAAAGCTATATAACATAGCCAGTAAATGAAACAAGGATTTCCTTATATAATTATAGGAATTCTATTGGCAGTGATTGCTCTTCAGTGGAAACAATGTGTCACTCCACAGAAAGAAATAGTGGTGACAAAGGATACAGTGTTGAAGATTATAGAGATTAGAGAACAAAGAGGCCCCTCTGAAACTCTTTTCATTGCTTCTACAAGAGACACAATGTGGAAGGAAAGCATTATATATGTCCCAGATAGCACCTATAAAGGACTTCTTAGACAATACGAAGCCCTTGGTAATCAATTGTTTGCTACAAACTATTTCCAAAGTAAATTTGATGTTGCGGATTATGGGCATGTAATTATTAATGATACCATCAAAGCAAACAGACTTGCAGGTACAGGAATACAAACATTCTTGGATATACCTGAAAGGACAATAACAATAGAGAAAACACTTCCTCCCATGAATGAGTTCTATTTGGGAGGAGGACTGACAGGAGGTTCTACAACCTCCTTGAGTGGTATATACTTTGGAGGCATACTGAAAGATAAGAAACAAAGAATGTTTGGTATAAACATAGGATATACACACCCCATAGGAATCACTTATGGGGTGTCCTACTACTCAAGAATAGGAAGATGAGAAAACTTTTTTTAATAGCTGGTCATGGGGGCAAAGACCCCGGTGCTGTAAGTGGCTCTTATATTGAGAGAGACTTGGCTATTGAGCTTCGTTTCCTTGTTAATAATGAACTTAGAAAGCTGAACATCATCCCTAATATGGATGCCAATGAGAACTATTTGGCACAAACGCTAAGTTGGTTGAAGGGCAAGTTCACCGCTAAAGATGTCATTATAGATATACATTGGAATGCTTCTTCCAATCCTACTGCTAATGGTACAGAAGTGATTATTCCTGAAATGTTTTCTCAATATGAGAGATCATTTGCTGAAGCTCTTGCTTCTACAATTGCAAGTATTGGATTTAAGAACAGGGGTGTAAAGCCTGAAACTGACACTGCAAGAAAAAAACTTGCAATAATGAGACCCTCTGCTGAGAACATTCTTATTGAGGTGTGTTTCATCAGCAATGCTCAAGACATGCTTCTTTATCAGAGAAGTAAACAACTACTAGCTAAAAAGCTAGCATACATTATTAGAGAACATTTAAACAAACCATAATGGCAAAATCAACAAGTGAGCTTAAGAAAATTACGTTTGGTGTAAGACGCAAAGGTAAAGCTGCTAAACGCAAAGGACCAAAAGATAAACACATCTCTAAGTATAGAGGACAAGGATAATCTGTTGAGTTATAGTAACTTAATAAGTTACAAACTTATTACATATCTTTAAACCATCTGTTATACTAATAACGTGACATTTCTATATAAAATAGCGCAACATGGCTAATAAAACAATAAACGATTATCCAGAGAGTACATCTCCTAATGGAAATTGGTATGTTCTTGTGGATGATGGAACAGGATGTTATAAGAAAGTGAAGTTGAGTAATCTTCCCGGAGGAGGTCCTACATCTAGTACAACCACTAGCACATCTTCTTCCACGTCCTCTTCTTCTACATCAAGTAGTACGTCTTCTTCCTCTACATCTACAAGTACGTCTTCTTCTACATCGTCTTCTTCTACATCTACGTCTACATCAACTAGTTGTGTAATAACAGATGCAGATGCAATTGCATTTATTGAAGCAGCAGCAATTACAAGTTGTACAATTAAGACAGG